TCAACCGGAGGTTTCCAATGTCTGATTTAACACTCACCGATGATACACCAACCAATTACACGTACAAATTTATTTCATCCAAATCGGGTGAAATACTGTTACGTGACTCTGCAAGTTCCTTGGATGAACCGAGGACCTTCAGGGTTTCGCATCAGGTCGCTTCAGAACCAAATGGTACTGATCGCCACCTCGCCCAACTCGTAAGAGTGGACGATGATGCGGAAGGCGTCCCGTTCTCTGGAGCAGTGCATGTTGTTCTTGCAATGCCTAGGGAAGCGGTCGCGGCTGCCGATATGGAGATTGAGTGGCAAAAGCTCAAAAACTATATCGACGATAATTGGTCGGATTTCATCAACGGATTCCTCCCAAGCCTTACCTAATGGATAGGCTTTGGGAATGCTTCTTGGGGGATCTCAGCTTCTTCGAATTATCTTTTCTTCGAAGATTGATTTCCCCTGAAGAAGCCCGTGATGAGGAGAGTGTTGATGACGATCTTGGACCTTGGAGGAAACCGAATGAACGGAGACCTGAAAAGCCAAGAAAGCATCATGCTTAACCTCAACAAGGGTCTTTTAGAAGACCTCTTTGTGCACCATCAGTTACCCTCACGGGAATTTAATCGTGATTTTCATACGATTAAAACCCGAACCAAGGCCGAAGGCCTTGGTTTCTTGACTAAAACACTTCCATCATTAGCTAAGTCGCTAGACAAAGCTTTGTTGGAAGGCAAGTTCAATACTCCCTCTTCTTTCAAAAGAAAAGGTGGTACGAATCTCCCTTGCTTTATGCATGGGTTTTTCAAACTTGTCTTTAGTCTGGATGGAGAACTGTTGGCGGAGCCAGATATCTGCGCAATTAAAGATTTGCGTCAGATAGGATACTTGTTTTACAAGTATCAGCTTCCGTACAAAGACGAACTAGTGGAACGTCTGTTCGAAGACTTTCAAGCGACTGATAGCCTCATCAGTCAGTCGTTGTCTTCAGTTGAACAGATGGGAACCGTTTATTATGCTAAGGAGATTATCAATGCTATTTTTAAAGAATTTAGCACCGATATCCTCAAGCCGAAAAACGGTCCTGGAAGTGTTGCGAACCAAATCCCGCCATGGGATAGGTTCAGGCCAACAAGGTTTTATAGATCCTTGGATAGCCTGGTTCATTATAGTTGGAGTTTCTACTATAATGATCGCCACCTCTTCGATCAGTTTGCCGGATATCGGAACCTTCTGGAGGAGTCTGCCGGAACAGCCAAGTCAATCGCTGTCCCAAAAGATTCCCGAGGCCCAAGACTGATTTCAGCAGAACCATCTGAGTTCATGCTGTATCAGCAAGCGTTGAAAAACGTTCTTGTGCCCTATCTAGAAAGTAACCGATTCACCAAAGGTCGTGTTAATTTCACACGACAAGACATAAATGGAAATTTAGCTTTGAAAGCTTCTTCAGACCAAAGTTTTGCTACTTTGGATCTTGAAAAGGCTTCAGATCTAGTTTCATTGTGTCTTGTGGATCTGTTGTTTGA